GTTTGATATGGCCTTCTTCTTTAAATAAACTTGCCTCTGGCCATTCTTCTCTTAAATCTTCCCAATGTTTTACAAAATCATGTATAAATTTATGTGGTGTATAACCATCAGTTGTCATTAATGTATCTGGTATATTAATCATCTAGGTGCCTCATCATGTGGTATATGTAGTTGACTTCTAAGCTTCGCTTTGTCTTCTCTGTTTACAATCAAATACCCCTCAATGTGAGTATAACCTTTTTCTCTAGCCCAAAAAACTCTTTTGTTACCTGTCTGAACATATAGACCAGGTCTAACTTCACCATTTGCTTTTATGTGTTGAGGTTTTTTGTATTCGCCGTTTACAGTTTGTTTAATAATACCTTGTACCCAATCTTCGGTATGTGGTGATACTGTAATAGGATAAATCATACCATGTTTTTCAAAAGAAGTCCAATAATCAAATTGGTCCATTCTTTCTTTTAACCATTCGTCATTTGGCATACATTTGATTTCTGTTAAATCAAACTCTTGTATATCGCCGTAGATACTATCTGGATATTTTTGTGCTTTTAATACTATTTTCATAACCAACTTTTTGAATAAAATATGCGTCTGCTATATCAGATACAGGATTACCAACTTTGTCAGTATCTAAAATAGATTTCACATCAATATTTGTTTCAGCTACAAATGCGTTATACATCATTTCTTTATCCGCATTTCCTTTTCCCGTAGCGCCTTTTTTAACCACGCTTGGGACAACCGTGTCATAAGGTATTTGTTCTTCTTGTAATCTGTACTTGAGGATTCCACAGTTTTCGGCAATTTGAAATACGCCTTGACCTTTTGAACCAAAGGAGTAACCCTCAATATATACCATAGGGTTAATGAGTGGACCAATAATATCCAATGCAAAGTCAGATATATATTTAAATCTTTCAATAGGGTCTTTCCATTCTTTATGTTCATAACCAACAATCTCCTCACTCATCATTCCAATATACTTCTTTTTAGAAGTTAAATAATAAAACATTAAACCTGCGTCACCGTCTATGTTAACACAAATGGCAGGACTTGTTAAACTATAATCAATTCCAATTATCGTCTTCGTTACTGTCTTCGCCGTTGTTTGTCCATAATTCTTCGTCTTCTTCATTCTCTACCTCGTATCCACAAAATGGGCAAGTTAGAGGTTCCAAATCTTGTTCCTCAATATCCCATGCTACGGTATATTTAGTTTCGCAGGACGAACAGCTTTTCTGTCTTTTCTCAACCATTATAGTTTAAATTTTTTAAATTGGTCCTTCTTAACATCTTGTTTAATACCACCAATAACATATGACTCAATCTCTGTTTCTTGTGGTGCGTTTTGTGTACCCTTTGAATTCAGCCAATGGTCTACCCACGGAAGTGGATTTGTTTTTTGGTCGTATTGTGGTGTTAGGCCTATCGCTTTCATTCTTCGATTTGCCATGTATTCTACAAATTGGTGTAACAGTTTTTCTGATAATCCAATCATACTTCCTTTGGAAAATAGATATGTTGCCCACCGTTTCTCCTCATTTAATGCGTCATCATACATCTTATATAGGTCTTTCTCACATTCTTTTTGTATCTTCTTCATGTCTTTGTCATCATTTCTATCATGCCAATTGTTAATGATAGTTTGTGACATTGCAAGGTGTTGACTTTCATCTCTTGCAATAAAAGAAATAATCTTAGCAGAGCCTTCTAACATTTTTAGTTCGCCAAATGCAAAACTACAAGCGAATGAAACATAAAATCTTAAGCCTTCTAAAATGTTTACAGTTGCCATTGCAAGGTACATTTTTCTTTTAAGTTCGTAAAGGTCAACCTTATCTTTATTAAGGTGCCATTTATAACCCATTTCAATTAGTTCATCATATGCTTTTGTAACCGAGGCACTTCTAGCTTCAATCTTTTCATCATGTATAATAGTGTCAAACACTTCATTTGGATTAGAATATAAATTCTTAATGATGTATGTATAACTTCTACTGTGTATTGTTTCCATGAAATCCCATGTAATAATACAGCCTTCTAATTCAGGATTAGATACAAATGGTAAAAATGCCAAACATGGACCTCTACCTTGTACACTATCTAACATTGTTTGATATTTTAGATTAGAGGTAAAGATAAACTTTTGTTGGTCGTTTAGGTTTAAATAATCGTTTCTATCTTTTTGTAAAGATACTTCTTCAGGTCTCCAGAAATAACCTAATTGTTGTTGGTTTAGTTTATCAAATATCGGATACTTCATATCCGCATATTGTTGGACTTGTAGGTCTTCACCAAAAAACATTGGTTGTTTCGCTACTTCTAGTCCCTTATCTCTGTTAAATACATTCTTCATTATTCTTTTCTCTCCTCTAAATCATAAAAAAACTTGTCGTCATCACCAGCTGTCCACTTTTGTTCACATTCTACACTATACTCCTTTGTGGACACATTGAAGTCTGGAAACTTCAACTCACTAGGTGTATAACTCTTATCATAAAATATTACTCTGTTGTTCGGTTGAGCTGCAAAGTAACCATTTTCTAATTTCAATATATTAAATGACTTATGTTGACTAGGTACTTCACTATAAGTCACATTTCTTTCTAAATTTGTTGAGTTAGCATTGTCTATTGTAAACATATACCAACCTTTATACCATTTTTTACTTGGCGACAAATACTTACATTGATTACCTGAAAGCATTTGTTTTTCAATAACTGTAATATCATAACTAAAACAATCCCATAATTGTAGCTCTGTAAGAGGCACATCTTCTTGTACATCTTTCTTCCAAACAAAGGCACTAATAGGTAACTTATCAAACAAGGCGCCATATTCTGGAATATAAGTTTCAAAATATAATGCTCTGCCTTGTATAGACTTAGCTGTTACCCAAACTCCCTCAACTAATTCACCATGACCTTTTTGTAAGTCATACAAATATTCTTTCTTAACATAAACATCAACATGAGGTGTATTGACACACAAATATGCCATATCTATCTCCTATATTGTACAACTATCACAGTCCTCTTCGACTTGCAACGTTGCTGGTTGTGTTTCCTCTACATTATCTGTCCAACCAACTGGATGTGTTGGTTCGTCAAGGTCTTTTTTAGCGTCATAAGTATTCTGATAATATGAAGTCTTCCAACCATACTTGTAGGTTGTCAATAAGTCTTGTGCCAATACTGATACAGGCACCTCATTATCTTCATAATTTTCAGGATTATATGACCAATTACCACTAATTGCTTGGTCAAAATACTTTTGCATTACTGCAACGATATTTATATATCCACTATTGTCTTTCATATCCCATAATAAAGTATAAAAATTCTTCAATCTAGGATAATCAGGTACAACTTGTTTTAAAGTACCTTTCTTAGACTTCTTAATACTTAAATAGTCCCTAGGTGGTTCAATGCCGTTTGTAGCATTGGAAACCACGCTAGAGGATTCTGATGGCATTTGGGCTGAGAGTGTGCTATGTCGTAGCCCAAACTCTTTTATATCTTTTCTTAAATCTTCCCACTTCATAGATAGCTTGCGATTTACAATCTCGTCTACCTCTTTTTTGTAGGTGTCAATAGGTAAGATACCATCGGAATATTTTGTTCTATGGAAATAATCACATTGACCTTTTTCTTTTGCAAGATTATTACTTGCTTTTAACAGATAGTATTGAAAGTTCTCTGTTAATTCGTCAACTTCTTTCCATGCTTGTTTATCATTGTAGTTTAATTTTGCTTTAGCTAGATAGTGTGCAAGACCAATATAACCAATACCTAAACTACGTCTAGCCTTTGTAGATACTTCGGCAGCCTTAACAGGATACTTTTGATGATCTATAATTTCATCTAAAGCTCTTACAGATAAATCACATAGTCCTTCTAAATCTTCTAAGTATTGTAATTTACCAACATTGATTGCACTTAAAATACATAATGCAATCTCACCATCACCATCAATGTGTTGAATAGGATCAGTAGGTAAAGTAATTTCTTGGCAAAGATTTGACATTGTAACTCTGTCTTTAAAACTAGAGTGTGTATTACAATGGTCTATATTCATAATATAGATACGACCTGTTTCAGCTCGTTCTTTTAGAATATCCATAAACAATTCTTGTGCGTTTATTTTCTTTTTATTGATACTTGTTTTTCTTTCCGCTTTAATATATAATTCATCAAATGTTTCAGTACCCCACGCTTCGTACAATTCTGGCACTTCATGTGGGCTGAACAAGGTAATTTCTTCGTCATTTATAAACCTCTCATAAAATATTTTTGATAACTGAATTGAATAATCTAATTTTCTAACTCTGTTATCTTCACTACCTTTATTATTCTTTAATACAATAATGTCTTCTATTTCTTGGTGCCAAATAGGGAAGTGAACCGTTGCACTACCTCCTCGAACACCGTTTTGTGTACAACACTTAACCGTTGACTCAAACTTTTTGAGGAAAGGTATAACTCCTGTGTGTTGGACTTCACCGCCTCTAATTCTGGCGTTAATCCCTCTGATTCGCCCAGCGTTAATGCCGATACCAGCCCTTTGTGCAACATAGTTACCAATAGCCATATCACTACTGAAAATACTAGGCAAAGTATCATCAACATCAACCAACACGCAACTAGCATACTGCCTAAGAGGTGTTCTAACCCCCGCCATAATGGGAGTAGGAATATTGATTTTAAATTTACTAATAGCGTCATAATATTTTTTGACATAACTCATCCTTTTCGTCTTAGGGTAATTAGCAAAGATAGTTGCTGAGATCAACATATACATAAACTGAGGTGTTTCAAACACTTTGCCTGTACTTCTATCTTGTACTAAGTACTTGTCAATCACTTGCCTTAGACCTGCATAAGTGAAGTCATAATCTCTGTTGTGGTCTAACCAACCTTCCATTCTATCAAAATCTCTTACATCGTATTTTTCTAGTATAGAATTTTCATATACACCAATCTCTACACCTTTTTTAGTGTGATCTAAAAAACGTGGATGGTCCCATAATTTTCCAATAACTGATTTTCTTAAACTGTATAATAATAATCTAGCAGCTACATACTGATAGTTAGGATTTTCTAAAGAGATTAAATCTGAAGCCGACCTGATAAGTATCTGTTGAATTTCATCTGTGCTAATGCCATCATAAAATTGTAAACCTGAGTTCATCTCTACCTGAGATGATGATACACCATTTATATCTTCACAAGCATACTCAACCATTTCATGTATCTTATCTATATTAAGAGGTTCACTACCTCTGCCGTTTCGTTTCTTAACAAGTATCTCTTTTTCTGTCATTAAATCCCCTTTATTTTTTTCCAATAGTTTAGATTTGTCAGAGCTGACAAACCTGAGTATGTTGATTGTTTTATAATATCATTAATTTTTTGTTTTGTCAATCCGGAAATAATCATATCATTAATATCTTTTTCCTTTATGTCTTCAGGCCATATAACTAGATTGTAACCATCATCTATCGCTTTATACATTCTCTTTATAATTTCTTTATTTCTTGGTTCATTATCAAATATGTATGTAACATTTTCTGGTAACGCTTGACTTAGTTTCAAATCAGCACCAGCAGCCGCCAAACAATTATCTAAAAATAAACTATCTAAAGGACCTTCAACGATGAAGATGTGCTTTTGAAAGTTTATTCTTTCTAAGCCGTATATTTTTTGTTTGTTTTCATCTAACTTAATCGTTAGATATTTTGGTTGTTCGTTACCAAATGCTCTACCTTGAAAGGCAAATAACTTGCCAGTTGTATCGTAGAAAGGTATTATCAACCTTGGATGATCTTTAGAAATAGTAAACGTATTTGGTTTTACCTCGTTAACTAAAGTCTGAAATCGGTAACTAATATATAGTAGTTCATAACTCTCTACCGGCAATTTTCTTTTAAAAATATATTCTAGTGCCGGGTGTGTTTTATCTAATTCACTAATCTTCTTACAATCTTTTAAAACATTACTTTTAAACACAGGAGGTTTGAAATCAAACGTAGGCTTCGGTGTCGCTGGAGCTGATGATTTGTATCTCTCTAAGATATAATTATCGTAAGATTTTTGATCTACATATTTTAAAAAGTTTGCTAAATTCTGGCCTTCACCACAATTATGGCATTTGAAGAACATATCATTTTTAACTCTGTAAAGATAAGCTCTTGCCTTTGATTTTGACTTCTTAGAATCACCACAATGAGGACATCTGAAATTGTATAAGTACTCGCCTCGTTTTTTAAACTGTTCTAAACGACCACTAATATTATTAATATACTTTAAATCTATATAACTTGACATAACACAATATACAATATACTATATTATGATGAAAAAGTCAATGGTGGAATTAAGTCAACATTTCCACGATCATGCCTAGGTTTTGAGATAAAATCCAACCAATTACTATGGCACCACCTATTATTAACCACTTATATTTCTCCAGTGTACCAACTCTGGCACCAAAGTCAAGCTTTATTGTCTTAATCTCTATGAGTAATCGTTTTTCTACTTGTTGAATTTCTTTACTTAATTCTCTATGTACATTATCTATTTCACCAGCTCTTTCTTTTAACTTATCAAATATAATTTCATCGATTTGTTCCTGTCTTTGGATTTTCTCCTCGTGGACAGCCAACATTGATTTGATAGTAGTTGAAACATCTGTTAATTTATCTATAGCAAGGTCTAATTTACCTTGTATATTAGTAACTCCTTCGATGTCTTTCTTTACACCTTCAAGCTGTACTTTTAAATCCGTTGAAATATCATCTGGCATTTGTGCTAATCCCCATATGGGTATTTATAAGAAAGAGTACTTAAATTTTTGATTTGATACACACTCGTGGTGTCGTTTAACTATATTGTACTCTTATATTATTTAGAATTTTAAAACTTTAGGCCGATAACATCATACTTCCTGCCTGTTGTTTCATCATTCTAATTCTTTCCATTCTATAAAGTTTTTCTAAAGTTCTTCTTCTACGTCTATCTTTTTGTTTTTTAATCTTCGCCCAAATTAAATTTAAATTATCGTACTTCTCCTTTCTGTATATTCTGAATTGTCTGATTACAAGTTTTCTTAAATGTTTTTGATGTTTTGGGGATAATATGGTCATACTTCTCCTTTTTGAGATTAATAGAAATTAATTGTGATTTGAAGTGTATAGGATTGTAAGCTAAATCGCCAACTGTGTGTGATGTGAATAGTTGATTAATAACCATACTTACTAAAATATTTATGATATTTTAGGTTTATAGATTGTAATAAGTTCTTCTTTTCCTTTGACTTTTATTTTGTCAAGTTCAATAGATTCAATGTTCTTTAAATGTTCTTGTGTATAACTAGAATAAATTAATGGTGTTACTTTACCCTTTTTATCTTTATAATTTCTTGTAGCAGCTTCTAGTCTAGCAGCTAAGTTTACTGAATCACCAATTACTGAATAGTCTAATCTTTTTTCAGAACCCATGTTACCAACAATACAAGTACCTGTGTTTACACCAGAACCTATATTAATATCAGGCAATCCTTTTTCTTTAAACTCTGCCTTTAGTTTATCAGTTTCTTTAGCACACTCTATACCTGTTAGGACAGCCATCTCTGCGTGGTTAGGACAATCAAGGGGTGCGTTCCAGAAAGCCATAATGCAATCACCCATGTACTTATCAATTGTACCACCGTTCTTTAAAACTATGTTTGACATTCTATTTAAGTAATCATTTATTACCGATACTAGACCCTCAGGATCATCTTTGTTTTTATAGTATTCGGATATTGGTGTAAAACCTACTATATCCATAAACAAGAAACTCATCTCTTTTCTTTCACCACCTAATTTTAATTTTTCTGGATTTTTTACTAATATTGCAACCTGTCTAGGATCCAAATACTTTTCAAATTGTTTTCTTATTTGTTGTTTTAATCTAAACTCTAAAATAAATCTATTAAATATACTGTGAAATCCTACAACAACTATTGTAAATATAATCCAAGTTACATCTACTAACATTAAACTTTGTTTAAAGAATAAATTAGAATAAACTACTGAACCTATTATAGAAAATATGATAGAAAGACCTATTACCCAATATGGCGTAAATCTTGTAAGTAATATTATAACAAGACCTACTAAAAAGGCAACAGCTAATTCTACAATAAAACTTATATCAACTCTCTCTATATTTTTACCATCTAATACAGTTGATAATGTTGAGGCAGTTAATTCATAAGCATATCTTTCACCAACTGGTGTAGCAATAATACCTCCAAGTCCTTCAGCATTCATTCCTATAATAACTGTTTTACCTTGTAAATTAATTTCTTCGGTTTCTAAATCAGCAATTGATGTTGTAACATATGATTTATTCCATCTCAACCAGATACGAGCATTGGCGTCTGTTTTTATTGTATCAAAACCTGGTACTCTCATAGCGATAATACCGCCCTCTCCAGTCTTCACCTGATAGCTTGGAGCGCCTGTGGATACTCTTATGACCTCTACTGCCATCGCTGGATATACTTCATCTCCTATTTTCATTAACAAAGGTATTCTTCTTACAACACCATCTACTTCAGGTGCTGTGTTTGTCACACCCACACCATCAGCGTATTCACCAAACTCTTTGACAGGACCTAACATTCCACCCCATTCAAATAACCAAGGTAATGGATCACCAATCTTAGCAACACCTCTTGCTACTGCGTTCTTGTTAGTTTGATTTGTTCCTGTTTGTGCTATGACTACACCGTTTTGATAGATTGTATTGATAAAGGTTTCGTCACCACCTAATCTATCGTATTCTGAAAACAATATAGGTATGACTATAATACCAGCACCCTTTTCTCTTAATTGATTTACTACATCAGCAAGTACATCTCTTTTCCAAGGCCATTGTCCATATTTCTCTATGGCCTTTTCATCTATACTTACAACGTGTATATCTTGTGAAATTTCTTTTGGTTCTGATTGAAGTAATAAGTCAAATCCTTTTAATCTTAATACTTCTTTTATTTGAGGGTCTTTTAATCCGATATATGTAACAATGAATAATGTAAGAAAAGCAAATGTCCAATGTGTTAATATTTTTTTCATTAATTACCTTGAGTCACCGAAACTGAACAACCACCAACAGTAGCACATGATTGTGATAAAGTATATGATTGTGCTGTACTACCTTGTTGTAATAAATCTAAATCTGTAC